TAGCGCCGCAGGCCACAGCTTAAGAATATCCGGCAAATCAGGTTTCAATGGGGCGTTTTCTTGACCAATAGATTAAAATCAAAAGAGGATGTGATTGCAGCTACCACAACGACTGCGACGATGTGCGTTCTGCTTGACTACAGTCGGACGCAATTCGAGCGGCTTGCAGCGAATGGAGTGGTGAAGGCTCGCGCACCGAATTGCTGGCCTGTGATCGAGACCTTCCAAAAGCTTTTGCGCTACGCTCGCGATGAAAGGCGTAACAATACGAAGACCGCGTCACAATCACGAGTACAATTGGCGCGGGTAAAGGAAATTGAACTGCGGGTCGCGCAGAAGTCTCACAAGCTGATTGAAGAGGACGAGGCGGAAGCGTTGGTGGATGATATATTCGGCAACCTGCGCAGCGAGTTCTCTGGACTACCAGCGATGTGTACTCGTGATCTAAAGATGCGCGATGAGATTGAGAAGAATGTAAATGACATCTTCAACCGAATCACTCAGCGTCTTAAGCTACAAGTTGAGATGCTACAAAAGAGTGGTGAGACTGCTACACGTCCCGTCTCTCTCGACTCCTGATGAGTGGGCGGCGCGTAACAGGACATACCCAAGGACAGCGGCGGTTCCGGGTCCGCGCGATCCGCGCCTAACGCCTTATGTAATCGAGATTGAACGGGCTATTGCGAAGTGCGCGACGAAGCGCATTGTGGTAGTTACTGCGGCGCAAGCCGGGAAGACTGATCTGCTATTGGATGTAGCCGGATGGCGCCTCGAACATCGTCCAGCGCCAATCTTATATGTTGGCCCTAACAAACAATTTCTTACGGAGCAGTTTGAACCGCGCATTATGCTTCTGTTAGATGAAGCTCCCAGTCTAGCAGACAAGGTAGCGCGCGGGAAGCGTATGACGAAGACGCGCAAGATCATAGCTGGTGTCCCGTTGCGTCTCGCTCATGCTGGCTCCTCCGTCGCGCTGAAGTCCGATCCGGCTGCGCTGGCGCTCGTGGACGAGTATGACGAGATGCTAGCTAACATTAAGGGTCAGGGCGACCCGCTGGGCTTAGTTGAAAGGCGCGGTGATACATACGCAGACTTTTGTTGCGCTGTCACTTCAACGCCACGAAGGGGTATCGTTGAAGCGACCCGCGACGAAGCCTCTGGGTTATTCTTTTGGAACGACGCGCCAGCTGAGGATATTTTTGAATCGCCTATCTGGAGGCTATGGCAACAAGGATCGAAGCACCATTGGGCCTGGCCTTGTCCGCATTGTGATACATATTTCATTCCGCGCTTTAACATAGTTCATTTTGATCATACCCTCATTCCGGTCGAAGCGGCGCGGACAGTTCATATCGTTTGTCCTTCCTGCGGTGGCATTATCGAGGATGACCACAAGGAGGAGATGAACGCGAGCGGATTGTTTGTAGCGCCGGGTCAGAGAATAGAGGGTGGCAGCGTTGTCGGAAATCCGACAACGACCGACACCCTCTCCTTCTGGGTCTCCGGTCTCGCGTCTCCGTTCGTAACATTCGGTGACCGCGTCAAGTCATTCCTTCAAGCGGAGGAGATGGCGGACCCAGCGATGGTACAGACCGCGATCAACGCTGGCTTCGGTGAACTCTACGCTCCGGGAGGCGCGGACCTTAAGGACTGGCATCGGGTCGCGCAACGTAGGCTAACGCACCACTATGGCGAGGTACCAGAAGACGTTGTACGCCTCTCCGCTGCGGTAGACGTTCAAGGGAATGGCTTCTACTATTCTATCAGAGGCTGGGGCGCGCGGGCAACGTCTTGGCAAATTGAATCTGGCGAGCTAGCAGGCTACACCGATCAACCAGAGATATGGAACGATCTAGCGGAGACGCTGACGGCAACCTATGGCGGTCTCCATATTCTGCTCGCGTTAATTGATACAGGCTTCCGGCCGAACAAGCCGAACTCCGGTTCAGACAACGTCACGTATGAGTTCTGCCGCCGCTTCCGCCGCTTCGTGCGGCCCACAAAGGGTTGGGCTACGCTTTCCGCTCCTATCATGCGCGGCAAGACTCATGTGACGTTACCGGGACAAAAGGCTGAGTGGTCGCTAGAACTAGTCCGGCTTGATACAGATTTTTGGAAGCAGCGGTTACACGAACGTCTATCATGGCCGGAGGATCAGCCGGGTGGTTTTTGGTTAAGCGCGGACGCCACTGAGGATTACTGCCGACAGCTGGTAAGCGAGAACCGCACTGTAACACCTTCGGGTCGTGCGGACTGGGTACAAGTCGGGAAGCGCAATCACTATCTCGATTGCGAGGCGATGAACGAAGCCGCAGGGCATCTCCTCAATGTACAAAAAATTCCCATCGGAGGTGCACGCGCGGAGGCGCCAGCATCTTCGCCTCCAGTTCCATCTCCTACATCAACGGAGGCGGAACACTCTAATGCCGCTACCCAACAATCAGCCAAACAGAATTGGTTGGGTAGAAACAGAACATCGCTTCGTGGTGAGCGCGGAGGATGGTTACAACCAAGATGAAGGAGTAGACAATGGCCGAAGCTAGCACACAACCCGCCACACGCAGCGCAACCCACAGCGGTAGCGGTCCCGCGACAGCGGATGGTATCATGTCGAAGGAAGGCGGCAGCGGCATTCTAAGTAAGCGTGGTGGAGTGTGGGCGGCACCGGAGAGCCCCATCGACCCCAGTGGTACAAATCTCCGTCTCCCACTCGAATATGTTTCGGACGAGGAGGTACAGAAAGGGATTCATGACGGGTCGCTCGTTGTGATCACGATTGGCTCCGACGGTTTGCCTTACGCGGTCCGCAAGAAGCCAGGCAAGGACGAACCAGTCATGACGATGTCCGCCGCGCAAGCTGGTACAGCGGAGGCGGGTACGGAATTGCCGCCGAACTCGAAGCCATCGCAAGATGCCGGCACGCGGCGCATGACGCCAGACGAGGCGGCGCGCATGGTTGAGTCGCTGCAGGACGTTATGATGCCTCGCGTTGTCATGGTAGAAGACCCTGACAAACAGGCGCGCACGGAGCGGCGTGAACATGCGCGTGAGCAGCGAGAGCAGGCGGAAAAAGCACGCGCAGCGGAGCATCGTAAGTAATCCGCAATGACAAACGGAACACCACCGCCAGTAGTGTCGCCTGTCGATCTAGCCGCGCAGTTGATAGCGCAGTTCGCCGCTATCAACGAGGCCATCGCGAGCGGCACTAGCTCCGTAAGCTACGATGGTAAATCTGTTACATATCGTAGCCTAGCAGAGTTGTTCCGTGCGCGGGATGATCTCATGCAGCGATTGATAGCGTTGGGCTTGCTGCCGGCTGCGCCTAGTAGAACCTCCGTCGCAGCGTACAACGACGGAGTAGCGCCCAGCGATTATTACTATGATCGTTACAGCTGGCGCTCCTGGCGATGAATTGGTTGGATCAAACGATAGGCTACATCGCTCCGATCAAAGGAGCCAAACGTGCTGAAGCAAGAGCACGTATGGCTCGATTGGATCAAACAAAGGCGCTCTATGACGCAGCCACGCTTTCCCGACGAACGCAAGGCTGGCGCGCTATCGGGACCGATGCGAACTATGAGACGCGCCTCGGGAATGTTAGGTTACGGGACGCTGCGCGCGATATGGTTCGCAATAACGCTTTCGCCTCCCGCGCCAAGGCGACTATCGCGCACAACGTAGTAGGCGCTGGGATCGTGCCGCGTGTAACATCGAAGGTGGATAAGCGGACAGCGGAAGTGTTCGCGCTAATCAAGGATCATTTTGAGAATAGCGAAATAGATATTGAGCGGCGGCAAAACCTTTATGGTATTCAGAACCTCGCAATGCAAACAATCATTGAGTCAGGCGAAGTCCTGGTCAGGAAACGCCCAAGGAGGATTCAAAACCGATTTGATCTACCATTTCAATTACAAGTCCTTGAGCCGGATTATCTCGACAGCTTTACGGATGGTGAGCTACCAAGCGGCAATCTCGTAATCCAAGGCGTTGAGTTTAATAGGATCGGGGAGCGGGTCGCGTATTATCTATTTGATCGGCATCCTGGAGGGTGGACTGGACTAGGCAACCTGCGTGGTATTCGAGTCCCTGCCGCCAATGTATCACATGTCTATCGCGTTGATCGTCCCGGTCAAGTCCGCGGTGTGTCGTGGTTCGCGCCGGTCATGATGCGGATGCGGGACTTCGCGGACTATACTGATGCGCAATTAATGCGGCAAAAAATAGCAGCGTGCTTTGCCGCATTTATTACGACGGTGGAAGGCTTTGTACCAACGCCTCCTGGAGATGCGCCGGTAACGCCTTCAGGCTTCCCGGTAGAACAATTTGAACCGGGGATGATCGAGAGGCTACGGGAAGGTGAGACAATATCCTTCGCCACCCCGCCACTCACAACTGACTTCGGTAGCTACTCGACAGTGACGCTACGGGAGATTGCTGCTGGTATGAACATTACTTACGAGGCGCTGACCGGCGATCTAACAAATGTCAACTATTCTAGCGGCCGCATGGGATGGCTCGAATATCAACGGTCCATTGATTCGTGGCGATGGAACATGTTGATGCCGATGATGATGGACCCGCTAGCGATCTGGACGCAGGACGCCATCGAAGTCATGACTGGGTCCACTGAGCCATTTAGGCTCGATTGGACCCCACCAAGACGCGAGATGATTGATCCGAGTGTAGAGATTGAATCGGCGGGTCGCTCTATTCGGCTTGGCCTATCCTCGCGCAGCGAGGAGATACGCCGCAATGGTTACGATCCTATCAATGTTGATATGGAACTCGCTCAAGACAATGCGCGCGCAGACAAGCTTGGCCTGATCCTTGATAGTGATCCGCGCAACCTGTCTACTCGCGGCGTGGAGCAGAAGTCCGTTTCAATGACCGGCGCGCCAGTAGGCGAGAACGAAGGCATCGCTAGCGTCCAATCCGTCAATGTTAGTACCAGCCCGGCGAAAAGTCCGCCAAAGGCGAACGGCGCTGGCGGTGATCATCCGCCGACAGAGCAGTGAGTACAAGGAGCGCAGCAGCCATCTTCGTTTTGGTAGTTGCGTTTCTGATCATGGCGTATTTCTTAGGATCAGGTAAAGATGTGTACTGGTAGGAGGACAACATGTCCCGCGCCTTAGCATTCTGGATACTGATGCTGATCTGGTTTGTGTTTGCCCTCGCGGTGTTTGGCGGCTTTGTCGTTGGCACGTATGCGGTGGGTGGCGGCGCGTTGCTTCATTTCATTTTGTTCCTGCTGTTAGGTTGGCAAGTATTCGGCGCACCACTGAGAGGATAACATGCCCCAAACTCCTGTGACATATGTTGACGGACCTACCATCGAAGCCGGTGAATCGCTTTCGGATGGCGTACAGGTGAGCGCCGGGAGGGTTGTGCGCATTACGCTACCGGGACCAGAGGAGTGGACACAGGCGGACTTAACATTTCAAGTGTCCACAGACGGCGTTTATTACAACGATGTTTTCGATGATGAAGGGAATGAGGTTGTAATTCCCGGCGCTCCGCATTGGGCTACCATTGTACTGAGTGCACGTGTCAACCTAGACACCATCGGTTGGTTGAAAATTAGATCAGGCACTCGGGACGCGCCGGTGGAGCAGCCAGCAACTTGTAAGATGGCGCTGACGTTACAGACCTACGCCTAATGCCCAAATCGAAAGGATCAACGGCCATGGAAGGCACCCGGTCACTAGTTACCAACGGTGAGCTAATTCTTTACGGTGTGATTGATCCTGAGTCCTGGTTCGATGATGGGATACGGGCTGTCGATGTACTTGATAGCCTCGCTACGCTGCCGGCAGCTTCAACAGTTGTTTGCCGTATCAATTCGCCAGGCGGGTCGCTCGCGGAGGGTGTCGCGATCTATAATGTTCTGCGCGCCTCGCAGCGCCGCATCGAGGTTGTTATTGATGCTATGGCGGCTTCCGCCGCTAGCATCGTCGCCATGGCAGGCGATCAGATTAAAATGATGCAAGGCTCCACGATGATGTTACATGATCCGTGGGCCATGGTCATCGGTAATGCCGAAGACCTGCGATCATCGGCCGACGTTGTAGATATGCAACGCGAGCAGATGGTTGATATCTATTCCAAGCGCACAGGATTGGCGCGGGATGAAATCGAGCAGATGATGAAAGCGGAGACCTACTTAACAGCTGAACAAGCAAAGGCGAAAGGTTTCTGTGATATCATCGATGAGGCACCAATGCGCGTCGCAGCTTGCGCGAAGCTGGATGCGAACGCTATGGCGAAACTCCTTCGCGCAAAGCCGAGCATGATGACTGCGGCTCCCGCCGCGCAACCCAGGAGACATAATATGTCCAATACGCCTGCAAACGGCGGGACGCAACCTGCCGTTCCTACCACGCTCAGCCCAGAGACAATCGAGGCGGCGCGTGTAGTTCTCGCCCAAGCTTCAGCTAACAATCCGCAACCCGGCCAGCCGCAGCCGCAGCCTCATCCGCAGCCCGGCCAACCACAGCCGCAACCCCAGCCGCAGCCTCAACCCAATCCGAGGCCACAGCCTGAGAATGTGGTAGATATTCAGGCAGCCACTCGCGAAGCTATAGCGGCGGAACGTGCGCGGGTCGCCGGCATTACTCAGCATGTACGTGCCGCGAGGCTTCCGTCTGAGTTTGCGGAGGAGCTAGTGAGTTCTGGAGTGACGTTGGACGTTGCTCGCGACAAGATTTTTGCGCGATGGAACGAAGTCAATGCCGCTCCTAACAATCCGAACAACCCGGACATCGATCACCACAATCCGGTCGTCACGGTAGACTATTTGGAGAAGTGGGTCCAGGGTGTTAGCAAAGGCATCATGGCCCGCGCGAACATGGCTGGCGGTGAGCGGAATGAGTTCAGCGGATTGACGCTGAGCGAGTTGGCGCGCTCCGCTCTACAACTGCGCAACATTAAGAGCGGTGCGATGGATCGCATGACTATGATTGGTCATGCATTCAGCGTCCGTGCTGAAGGTCCCGGCTACCATTCAACAAGTGACTTCGGGAACATCCTCGGCAACGTTGCGCATCGGGCCATGATGATTGGTTACGAGGAAATTGAGGAGACGTTCCCGCTGTGGACCGGCAAGGGTACAGCGACGGACTTCCGGCCGATTGCTCGCATTGATCTCGGGTTGTTCCCTGGTCTCGATAAAGTCGAGGAGGGAGGCGAGTACAAATACGGGACCATCGCTGATACTGGTACCTCGGTGCAGATCGCGACCTATGGCAAGATGTTTGCTATCACTCGGCAGGCGATTGTCAACGATGACCTTGGCTTCTTCAATCGCGTCCCGCGCAAGATGGGACGAGGCGCCAAACGTACCATCGGCAATCTGGTCTATGCGATCATCAACGGCAATCCGGTAATGCAGGATGGTGTCGCGTTGTTCGCTACCGCCCACGGCAATATCGCTCCTACTCCCGCCGCTCCTTCAGTTACATCGGTGG